AATGGCAGTAACAGGATTAAAAGCAGTTTTTCAGTGGGTGATGAGAACGATGATGAAGTCGAAAGGTGAGACTGGCATTGTTAAAACATTACCTAACAAAGATTTAGTAGAACTTAACACACAGATCACAGCACAACGTTTGATGCAGAATGGTATTGATCCAACTCAATTAAAAAATGCTGACCAAGTAGAAAATGCAATTATTGCAATAGAGTCTAAACCTAAAACAGGAGGAATCACATCTGCAAAATCTGCAAAAGTATTTGACATGGAAGGTAAAGAAATTGATCCTAAAAAAGGTATCATGGGTGGTAAACAGGTTGACGACGATCTACCACCACCAGGTAGCCGTGGTGGCAAAGATGATATTGCGGCACCGGTCCAGAGTGAGGATGAGATATTAGAAAAATTAGAAAAAGAAAACAGAGAGGCCAGAAGAAATTTACAGATAAAATTATCTAAAGATAAAGGTTATCAAAAATTTAAAGGTGAAACAGAGGAAGAGATTAGGAAAAGATTTGGTTTAGATGATCCAGAAGACTTCGCACAAGGTGGACGTGCAGGGTTTAGTAATGGTGGAATCGATGTTTTAAAGATAGAAGATAAAGCTTTGCAAAGAGCACTTAACGCTTTTAAATATTATCAAAGCATGGGTGGTAAGAAAAATTTTAGAGATTACATAAGAGAATCGGGACGATTTGGAGATCAGTTTAGAGCAGAGGGCGGTCGTATAGGTTTTAAAGATGGCATGACCAGAAGAACTTTCTTAAAATTACTTGGTGGTATGACAGCTGTGCCTATCCTTGGTAAGTTTTTTAAATTAGCTAAAATAGGTAAAACAGTAACCAAAGTTCCGATGATAAAAACAGATGATGTTGCTGGCAAACCAGAGTGGTTTGATGCATTGGTCAATAAGGTCATCACAGAGGGTGATGATGTCACTAAAAAATTTGCAACAGGTGAAAGACAAAGTATTCATCAGAAAACACTTGATGATGGTTCTGTGGTTCGAGTTACAGAGGACGTGGACGATGGTGCAGTAAGAGTCGAGTATCAAAGTGAAAAAAACGTGTTTGGTGATGATGTGCAATTACAATATAAAAAACCATTACCGGATGAGGGTGATCCAAGACCAACAGCAGAGTTTACCACAGCGGAGTCAGGTCCGGTTGGAAGAGCTTACGGTCCAGATGATTTTGAAATAGATGTAGATGAAGTCGGTGGTGCGAGTATCAGAGATCTTGATTCAGACGTATCGAAACTAAAAGAATATGCGACAGGTCAAAAACCTACCATGAAAGAGATTGTGCAAAATAAAAAAAGACAAGATAAAGCTAGAGCTATATCAGAAGATGCTGAAGCTCAATCAGATGCTGTGATTCGAAGACAAGGTGACTATGATCCAAGTCCAGATGACTTTGCATCAGGTGGTATCGCTAGATTGTTAGGAGAGTAAACACATGTCTCAAAACAAAATGCCTCCTGATAAATATAGTCAGATGATTAATCATCTGACTAGAAGAAAAATTCAAAATCCTTTTATACCAGATAGTGCTATTGAAAGACCAAAAAGAATTTTAGAAATAGAAGCGTTTAAAGATTTTAACGAACGTAATCCACAAATGGCTGAAGGTGGACGGATTGGGTTTTATCCTGGAGGATCTGTAGAACAATTTGGACAACAAATAAAAGATAGTTATTTAAAAGGAAAAAGCATTACTAAAATAAACGAAGAATTGTTTCCTGGTGTTGATAAGACAACAACTATTGATTCCTTTATCGACTCAGTAAAAAAAGGTTTAGCACCTATTAAAATTACTGAAAAAGAATTAGCCACTAGACCAATTACCAAACAAGGAAGAGGACAGGCAGGAGAGGCACAAAAAAGATTAAAAACATTTGTAGAAACTTTTGAAAAAGAAAAAGGTAGACTACCCTCTTCTCGAGAATTAAGAAAATTTGGAAATTTTGATTTTTATACAATTAAAAATGCGGTAGATGCAGGAGACATAAAAATCCTAGATCCATCAACAGCAGCCAGAATAGGACAACAAGTATCTCAAGGTGTTAACGAACAATTATTAGAATTATCAAAAAGTAAAACTATTGATAATATTTTTAAAACTGGCAAGACAAGTATTAAAGATATTGACAAAGTTAAAAAAGTCATTGGCCCTGTAAGTAATTCACAAGCTGCAACAAGACTATTACAACTTGCTAGTATTTATGGCGAAAAAGGCATAGAGGAAGATAGAGGCTTAAATATAAAACCTAAATTTAAAAAAAATGCTTTAAAAATTTTAGAATCTTCTCCTTATAATAACTATCTTAGAAATTTAAACGAGGCTTTAATTGGTAAATCTGTAGGAGAATCTAGTATCAAAGGGGCAAAAAGTAAGATAACTCAAAATCCCGAATTTAAAAAAACAAACGTTACAAAACTTTTTGATATTGACGAGCCTCAAGGCGTTGCAAGTTCTGTCAATAGAGGTAGCACTCCTTATGGTATATTTGGTCAGATAATAGATGCCAATAAAAATAAAATAAAAATAAGTTGGGATGGTACAAAATCTAAACTGGAGGAAAACGTTCAAAAAGCTATATCGCAATTTGGCGTAAATTCAAAGGAAGCTAAATTAGCAAAAGACAAATATAACTCTGCAGCGACTAAAGTAGAGAACAATCTCAATCAGGGAAGATTAAGAGGGGCTAAAAAAATAACTATTCCTAAAATGAGTTTTGATGCACCAAAAAATACAATAGCTAATTATAAAAATTTTAATACAACTTATAAAAAAGCTTTTGATAATGTTTTTGCAACACAAAAATATTCTTTTGTAATACCTAAAGATTTAAAAACTATTCCACAATTAAGAAAAGAAGTTATTGATCCAAATAGTTCTACATATAAACAAATGATTAACACTCTTAAAAAAGGGTTTAATGAGTTTGATGAGAAAAAATTATTTGACAAAATAAATAATGCAACCCCCGATTCTTTTAAAAAAATTTTAAGAAAAATTCCTCGTATCGCATCTTTGAATGATGATTTTACGGGACCAGGAGGTTTTCCATTAACTGCAGGTTTTGATCCTAACATTGGAATTAAATCAATAGAAGAGGATACTTTTGCAAGAAGAAATCCAATTACCACAGGCGCAGGATTATCAGCAGCTGGCACGGCTGCTGTTTTAAAAGCAACAGGCACACCAATTAAAACTGCATTAGGAAAAGCTTTTAGAGGTGCTGGAACAAGACTTGGTGTTTTACCTTTTGTAGCTGCACAAGTAAAATCTAATATAGACCAAGGAGAGAATATTGCTGATGCAGTTGTCGATCCCTTGGTTGGTTTAGAACTATCTTTACCGGGTGTTCTTAAAGAAAATATTGCTAAAATTACAAAAAATCCAACAGCTCAAAGAATTTTAAATTTAGGTAGGTTTGCTAGATTTACAACACCTGTTGGTGCAGCTTTAGGTATTGCAGGACTAGGTGTAGATGCAGCAAAATTTAGTAGAGATAGAATAAGAGAACTACGAGCAATGTCACCAGAACAAAGACAAGAATTAAGAAGTGAAGGAGCAAGACAAGCTTTTGACCCTTTTCAAGCTGCAGGTGGTGGTATTGCTAAATTAGCTGGTGATAGATCAGGCGCTATGCTAGAATCTATGAATCCAGATAAGGATGGGTTGCAAGGTCTCATGAAACGTGTTAAGAAACTATAGGAGTATTAAATGGCAGAAATAGACAAAGGACTCCCGAACACTAGAAACCAAGAAAAGATCCCCTCAGAGCAGGAGATCCAAGACGTTGCTGTTCAGGAACCAGTAGAAGAAAAAGGACCTATCGAGGTCATACCAGAAGAGGATGGCGGCGTAACATTAGATTACGAGCCAGGTGCGATCAACGTACCAGGGACAGAATCACACTTTGATAATCTAGCAGAACTTTTACCGGACGATGTATTAGAACCAATCGGTAACGAGATGACTCAAAACTACATGGACTACAAAGCGTCCAGAAAAGATTGGGAACAAGGATACATACAAGGTTTAGATCTTTTAGGATTTAAATACGAAAATAGAACAGAACCATTTCAAGGAGCTTCAGGTGCAACTCACCCGGTGATGGCAGAAGCTGTTACACAATTTCAAGCACAAGCTTACAAAGAATTATTACCGAGTGACGGACCGGTCAGAACACAGATCATCGGTGTAAAAAATCCT